GAACAGGAACCCACTCTCGGTCGGCGTGACTGCCGACCCAGGGTTCTGGTGGCCGTCAAGGATCTGAACGACATCGTTGTCGTCGTAGGTCAAGCCGCCGCTGGGCTTCGCGGTGATGATGAGAGCGTGTGCCATTAAAGAACTTGGCTAACGTTGAGGTAGTTTGTAGAAGTGTCTCGCGCAACGAACACATTGTAAGTCCCGCCAGCCGTTAGCGGCACAGAGCTAGTAACGTTGCTTGTGCTGTTGTTGTAATGAGCTTTAAAAAAGTAGCCGCTGCCCACCGCTGAAACGCCAAGACGAATCAGATCCTGAAACTCAAAGACGGTAGACGGCGCAAGGATTTCCGGCAACGTCAGCTTTAGTTGATAGCACCACTCAAGACGCGCTGCTTGGTTGGTGCTAGTCCAAAAATACTCGTCAAAGTCTAAGTAGAACGGAATCTCAATAACGCCGTGCCCACCAAATCGAATGTCGTCGTCGTTGCTTGGTTCAACTAGCGGTGGCTTCGGGACGAGGTAAGCGTCCACAACTTCAGAAGACGCATTCGTGTAAGTAAGCAGGTTACCGCCGTCTGCGAACGTGTTGTGCCAGAGAAGCGTTGTGCTGCCCGGCGAAGTAAGCGTCTTTTCCGGCGCCGTGTTAGCCGCAAAGGATTCATAGTCCGCAGTGTTAGAAAATACGTCGTTGTCGTACAGCAGTACGTTGTTGAGCGTTGCTCCCGCGTAACGAGAAGCAAATTGTGAGGGGCCTAGAAACGCTAGTTGCCCGTCCACAAAAGAAGACGCCGTGCTCGCGTAATCCGCCCCGACTGGCGACGAACCTGCAAGCCACGCATTTACTGCTACGCCTGTCGTCGTTCTTTTAAACACAAAACGCCAAGTTTCTCCGCTTTCCTGTGTCAGCGGCACGATTGGCGTAACTTGCACCTGCGCACCGCTTGCGGAATAGATTTGAAATTGGATTCTGTCTAGTTGTCCGGCCTGAGGGTTGTACCAGAGGTACAGGCGGAAGCTGGCAAAGGAGGCCAAGAGCACGAGGGCGTTTTCGGTGCTGTCGTGCGGCTCAAGGCTAACGGTGCCGAATATCGTCCACGTGCCGCTGTTGGTCGCAATCTCGTCGGTGAAATCGCGGTCAACTACAACGCGCCCGTCGTCGCCGTTATGCGCTACACCCAGCAGGTTAGGCGCAATGTTTGTCGTGCGGAGCGATCCGTGACGGCGTTTAAAGTGCGGGGAAACGGGATTAATGTCTCGCCGCTCGTAGATGGCACCGATGCGCGTACCGTCAACTAGACCACGCGCCTCGCCCGCGATACGGCGGTCAAGGGGTAGTTCGTCGAGGCGATGCGTATTCGGCTTTGTCATTAGACGGGCCACCACGTTGCTTGTGTGTGTACCGACGTAATCGGAGAGAACGGGTTAGTAGCGCCAGAGAAGCTGCTCTCAATTGGCGTGACAAAGGAACCGGAACTGCCTTCTGAAATAATCTCGTGAGACGTTCCAGAGTAGAAGCCTTCAAGAAACTCTTCTTCGCCGCGACTACACTTCCAGTAATGCTGCATTACGTCCAGCGGATCATGGTATGCAGGCGGAAATTGAAGGCGTGGGACGTAGTTCATAACGACACGCGCACCCATGTCGTTATCTGGCGAAGTGAACTCTACAAACACGCCGCCATCAGCAAAGTAACCAAAGAGGTCTTCCCCGCTGGACCACGTAGGCGAATATGACGTAACGGCGCAAGTCGTAAAGTATTCTCGGTCCTGCTCGATACTGTCCGGCGGGTTAAAGCCGCCGTACGTTCGGGTAGTGGTTTGGTTCAAGTATCCTGGCGAAGTGTACAAAGACACGCTCGCCGGAATAGATGCGCGAATGCGGCTATCTGCGGCAGTAGCCGGTGCTTGTAGCTGCTTTTCTTCGCTACCAATTGCCGAGTCACGCACAATCGCAACCAACGCCACCTGCACAGAAATAATGTGCACGGGCTCACCCAGCAGTAGCTCTGAAAAGTGTGTGCGGTCTGGCGTGCTTTCAGGCAGCAATATATCGGTAGACACGCTTTTAATGCTGTCAGGATGGATACCGCCTTTAAGGTTGGTAACCGAACCACAGCAACACGAACCGCTAAACGGCCCTTCTCCGCAAGTGCACGCCATTAGGTTTTGTAGTAAATCTGTTTAGGGTTACTGGAGTTCTTTAGTGCGTCGCCTGTGTCGCGCAGCGCCCGATACGACGCAGTTAGGTCGTTCTGGTTTGCCGTTGCGCCCCACGTGAGGTAACAGTCACGCGCTCGTTCAAGGATTGCGTCGATCACCTCTTCCGTGTAGTCGAGCGTGTCGCTGTCGGAAGTGAGGCGAGCTTTAAACTGCGACTGTACGACGGTCCACTGTTTGGTCGTGTCTGTCGGCGCAGGCCAAAGTGAAATAGACGAAGTGTCGTGCAGGTCGGAGAAGTTCTGCTCGTAATACCGGGGAGTCCCGGTGCCAAACGGGTCACGCAGCGCAGTGTGCGGCTCTCGGCTTAGCCCTCTGTCGCTGCGCCCCTCTACAGGGAAGATGGCTACGATTTGACCGCTAGACGGTAGCTCAATCGTGCGCCGCACAATGTATGACTCGCTGGTTCCCGCAATGGTGCGGTTTGCCGGGATACCCAAATGGATTGAGTTGGACCCGTGCACATCCTCAATAAGAAACTTAGTTGTGGTGCCGTCTGCCTCAACTACGACAAGGATGTCGCGCGGGTGTACGCCGTCGTTTTGTACGTGTACACCTGCAACTGTTACGTCTTGGGAATGTTGGGTAACGGTGACGGACGTGAGGTCAAGCTGACCTAGCACGCCGCCCGTCATCTCCCACGTAGCGAGACCCGGAACCCCGTCAGACAATGCGCGAGCAATGCCGGAGTTCAGGGCCTCGCTGAGACGTTCTTCTTCAACAGATGACACCACGCCCAGGCCAAGACGGCGCTGAAGTCGCGTTCGTAGTTCTGAGCGTGATGCCATGTTGTTATCTAGCCTTTTCCGCCGCTGCCGGAGTCGTCGCCGCCGCTTTCGCCGCCGCCGCCACCGCCGCCGCCAGAATCAGTTCCGCCCTCAAGCTACAGTCGTGTTGCCGTAGATCGTGAAGAACGAGCGGCGCCCGTTATCAACCGACCACTGGCGCTTCCACTCGATCCGCTTGAAGAGGTTGGACTTCAGCGGGTGGGGCTGCATGTCACCGATCTGGCGGATGAAGCCAATGCTGTCGCCGCTAACCCCGCCCGCACGGACAGTGTTTAGACGCAGCGAGTTCCAGTTCAGGCCGAGGATCGGGTAGCTGGGGGTGCCGCTTTCCGGATCAATAACGTCCCAACCAGCGCTCTTGTCGAGGTAACGCGACCAGTCCATCGTGATGCCGCCAAAGGCGATGGTGCCCTCCTTACCAAGGTCAGCGCGGACGGGATCCGGCAGCGCAGCCTTTTCGCGGAGCAGGTCGAGCATCTTCTCGAAGGTGTCGAGGTTAACCATGACATCCGTGGGCCGCTCCGTCTCCGAGTAGGAAGCGTAAAGGATGGCCTTTTGGAGGTCTTCGATCAGGCCGCTGTGGTCGGTGCCCGTAGCCGCAATGTGGTAAGGCTCCCAGCGAGGAATGTCGTCAACTTTGAGGTTAGCAAAGCTAAACGCAGTCTGATCGCCAGCCGCAGCCGGAGAAACCGAAGACGAGCCGTACAGCAGACCGGGAAGAGAGACGGGAACACCTTCCGTGTAAGCAGCAGCAGCCCCCGTGTCGTTAGGCATGGCACCGCGAGGAACGAAAGCGCCGCCGCCGTTGACAACACCACGAACAAACATGATTTCCTCGTGGTTGAGGATCTGCATCATGTTCGCCTTGACGACGTTCGACACGTAGTCAATGACGTTGCCGGGAGGCTGCGACTGCGGGAAGTTGATGTTCCGCGTAGCCGCCTGCATCGCGAAGATCGTGTGCGTCAGGATCTCCGTCGCCGTGTCACTCAGGTTGTTGACTGTCGGGTCGCCCGAAATGTCGTCGGGCCGATACAGCGTCGTGTTCTCACCGGCATCATAGAGCACCGGGTGACGAACATTCTCAGAGTCGTTGACGATGAAGACTCGGCCCTTTTGGGCAGCAGCCTTCAGGAACTTCTCACCAGAGTCGGTGAGAGCGTTGATGGGGTCGCGCGAGTAGGTGTCAATCGCGGTAGACACCATCGTGTCCAGCGACTGGTTGTATGACGGGATAGCCATTGCTTCCTAGTTGGGTCAGGGTTTGAGGGTAGCCTCGACCGCACGACGAACGCGGTCCTCCATCGAAGTCTCCGTATTACGCTGAACGTTTAGCTGATACGAACCGTCTGCATACGCTACCGACCCGTCAGGTGTAGGTGCCGAACGCGCGAGGCCGCTTTGGGGAGCGGTCATTTGCGCACTAGAAACGCCTGACATAGCAACGAGGGTGCGGATGCCCGCCTCGCTGAGCAAGATCTCCGGGGTAAGCTTGCCGGAACTGACTGCCTCGGAGTATGTCGCTTGAACCTTCTGGTAGCCCTCGGATCCAGGGTGAAGACCCTCCGATCCTAGTACGGTCAAGAATGATTCCTTAGCGGCTTCACGCCGTCGGTAGTCAGCGTCCTTCTGCGACAGCAACTCTTCAATCTGAGCGCGGTTCATATAACCGTCATCGCTCAGCTTCTTCTGCTGCTTAGCGTCGTGCTTGGAGACTGCTTCGTTGATAGCTTTACTGACGTAAGACTCGATCTGAGAACGCATGCTGCCGTCCAAGTCGAGTTCGTCCAAAGAGCGAACTTTTTGCTCCTTCGGAGTCGGCATTTCTGCCGCCGCTCTTCCCGCTTCCTCTACAAGGTCTACCGATTGCGGCTCCTCGGAGGGACTTACAGGTTGCGTTTCTTCGGGTGCAGGGTCTTGAGTAGTTTCTGACACGGATACCTCTCGGCTCGGTTAGAAGGTTTCACTACTCCAAAGTAGAGTAGCGTGTAGCGTTTAAATCGTCAATCCTGTTCGATGACACCGCCTACAACAGTGTCTGAGGCGTATTTTCGGTGGGATCGAGGCACTGTGGCGTTAATTTGCGCCTCCTTAGATTTGAAATGCCCGGTCTCCATGCTGATACCGTGCTTCTTGTAGACCTGCTCCATTTGGCGTCGGGAAGTCACCATGCGGTCTGGGTGCTTTGGGTGCAGTTGCTGCACTAGCTTGCCTTCGCTCCAGTTGCCGCTACTAGGCAAGTAGCCGCCGAGACTTTTAGCGGAGAAGTCCTGCTGCGTTTGAATCGCGCCGCAGTCGGGACACGCTTCGGCGCGGCTGGCGTCGGCCATGCTTTTGACAACCTCGAACGGGCCACAGTCGAGGCAACGGTAGGGGTACAGCATTAGTAGGTCGTTTCGCCAATGCCGCCTTGAGGCATGGCCTGCGGGGTTTGTCCGGTAGCGAGAGCCGCGAGCATGTTGTTGTCAATCTCGCCAGCGCCCGCGCCGACGCCGGGGATAATGTCTCCCATTGCGCCGGGCTTGATAACGTCTTGCCTACGCGCGGCATACATGGAGTGCATGTCGATTGCCTGACGAAGCGCCATGATCTGGAACTCGTCAGCATTACGTCCGATTGCCGCTTCCTGCATTTTGCGGTAGTACGCGATGTACATGTCGTGTTGGTCGTCTTCAAACGTCATGATCGGCTCCTGCGTTTGCAGGTGACGGATGTAGCGTTCTTCGGGACCAAGCTCGATGGTGGGGGCGTCGAGGAAGATGTCTGCGTCCTCAATGCCCATAGCGTTACCGAGACGACGAAGGGCTTCGCGCGTCATGCGCGGGATGCCGCCTTGGAACGATTGCTGCGCATTCGTGGTAACCGTCAGCCACTGCATCAGTGCCTGAATATCTCCCGCATTAGAAAGATGCCCAAGCTCCACGGGATCAACGTCGAAACTAAAGCAAGCAGTCGCAGGATCGGGGACCGGGATAGTTCTGATAACGCCATTGTCGAGCGGGATGTCGAGGGTCTTGCCGAAGATACGCCGCTGGTACTTAAAGCCGATCTGCGCGATCTTGGTCCACATTGCAGCCATGACTTCGAGGCGGTCTTGGTTGCGTTTAGACGCTGCGTCAGTGATGGCGGCTGCTTCCGTTGCGGACTTCCGAGGATTAGTTGCGATGCCTCGGTCGCTGGGCGACACGCCGGTCACATCGTCGAACAGGCGCATGTATGTCTGCAATGCGCCGAGGTATTCGTTGAGGACCGTGCTTTGCTCGACGGGACGCATCGTGGCGTTGACGCCGCGCGTGTTGTCGTCGGCATCGACGCCGATGAATACAGTGCCGCCGGGAATGATGTTGCGGACAGCTTGGATGGCGTCGTCGCTGATCGCGTTCTTGTCGAACAGGATCGTGTTGTTGCTGGTGCGGACCTCGCGGTCAATCTGCACGAGCGTTTGCACGATCATGCGCATGAGCGGAATCCACGACAGCACTTCAGCGGCGGGAACGTCTTCGCTGGGTGCGGGGTCGAGGAAGTTGCCGATGACGAGCGGACACTCAGGGAGCATCTCGGTGCACATGTACTCGCCCACCGGGTTAGCCACCTCCTTGTACGGCTGAAGGTTCGCCTCTTCGGGGCGATCTTCTTGATTGCGCACGACGAAGATCGACATTGGACAACCTTTGTCGGGCGAGCCGTGGCGGAAGCCGTCGTGGTAACACTCGGTAACGCGCACGATCTCCCAAGGGTTAGGGGGTGTGTCGCCGCTGTAGTCCGGCTTCCAGTGCGCGGGCAAGTCGCCCCACTGCATGTCGTAGGAATGCCATTTAAACCTGCGGTGGAACGGCTCGTAGCCGCAGTCGCGCGGCTCGACCGTGCTGTACTTGACGCGGTTGTAGGGGACCTTCTCTTTGTCGTCGTAGGTGACCTTGACGGCAAAGTAGGGAGAGAGCATGCCGATAAACGCTGCCTTGCGCATCGCGTGCCGTAGGTCGCCGTGGTCCGTCATGATGCGGGTAAGCTGGTTCTGCTTGTCCGCAAGATGCGCCGCGCCGGGGACCCGCGCCTTCACGCGGAAGGACGGCACTCCAGGCGTCATGCTGCTGACGATTTGCCGGAGCCGAGATAGAAATAGGTTGGCTGTCGTCTCCGGCGGTTGCCAAGTCATTGTTGACAGCGCGTCAGGAATGGTATGAGCCGGGATGCCTTGTTCGCCAATAACAAGCCGCGCTGCGCCGCCGAGCGGGTCGCGGCCCGTGTAGATGTCCGCAATCAGCCTTTCGTTGCCAGACAGCGGCTCGTGTAGCGCGTCTTGCGCCTCCTGTAGCAGAGCCGACAGGGCGAAATGCGTTTGCTCGTCGAGCTTGAAGGGCTTACCCGTTCGGCCAGTAGTTTCCATTCGAGGTTGCCGGAGTGTTCCAGATTTTCAGCGGGTCGCGCGTCGGGGGGCTGGGTTCGACGCCGGGCAGACTGCCGCGCCGTTCCACCATTGTAGAGAGCAGCGCCAGCGCCGAGATGAGGTCGTCAGAGTCAGAGAGCGGGTACTCGATAAGGCGTTGTACGAGGAGTTCTCGCCCAGGGAACTCCTTAGGCATAATCAGGTATCCCTTACGCATTGCGGTTTGCAGTGCCATAAGCCGGAAAGCTAGGGAAGAGTTACCGATCTTCTGCCCTCTAATCCTAACACCTTTAATCTTTCCGCGCTCCTCAAGCCAAGGGGCGAACAGCGACTGAGAAGCGACCTTCTCGATCCAAATGCTCTTGAGCTTTTTGTGGGCAGGGACGCCGATGTCTTCGATCCAGCACGCGGCTGCGTCTGCGCCTCCGGGAATCTCCAGTGCGCGGACAGGGATGAAAATGTTTCGGTCGGGGGCGAAGCCCTTGAGGCCGAGCGTGCGGGCCGTCAGCACTCGCACGACGACCACGCCGTTTAGATCCCCCAGGGTGCCGTCGATACGCGCCACGGGGTCGTACAGGAGGATCTCGGGGCCGTCAGGCAGGTTCTCTAGCGTGAGTTCAGGGTCGGTGGCCGCTGCCACCAGATCCGGCTCGAAGATGGCCTCCTCGGCGGGGACGGGCTCGCACAGGTACTGCGCAGAGAAGAAGGTGCGGCTCAGGGCCGTCTGCTTCTCGATGATCTCGTCGGCGGTCAGGAACGAGGGGCAAAGCGGGTATGCGCCGTCAGGGCCGGGGCCTTTGCCGTCTGCGCGGTTGTTGACCGGATTGACGCCATCCCAGACGCCGAAGCGGAACTGTGCCCAATCCTCCCGGCGACTCAGGAACGAAGTTACGTCTTGGAACGCCCACGGGGTGCCGATGTGGTTGATGGGGGAGTCCGGCGAGTACATCAGGGGTTCAAGGGCTTCGATGAAGTCGATGACCTTCTGACGGCGCGTGTAGGTGCGGCTATTTTGCTCGTTGGCGGGGTCGTCGATGACAGCACGGGTAGGGTGGTTACCCGCGAGGTTCGATTCGACTGAGGCCGCGAATACGGAAGGTTCCCGGCCTTTACCGGCGCGGCCTGAAATGTTGAATTGGTCGGCGGGGCCAGACTTGCGCATGTCTCCTTGGAGGGCAAGCCAAGGGAATGCCTCGCGGACGGGCATGAAAAGGCCGGGGAGGATCTCTAGGTCGCCGTTCAGGCGGTCCCTAATCTCTCCTACGAGCTTTCGTGCAAGGTCTAGGGTCGCGCACGCGATGAGATTGCGGGACTCTGGGTGGCGTAGGAGGTGGTGGCACGTGTCGATGACCGTAATCATCGTAGATTTGGCGTGACCACGGGGGACAATGGTGCTGGTCTTGGGGCGAGAGTGCACGTGGGCCAGCATCTGGCGGTGAAAATCGCCAAATCGTTTACGTGTGCCGCCCGGTTCGCCTTGGTAGCCGAGAGCAAAGCCGAAGGCGAGGGGGTCGCGCCAGATATCAAAGAGCGCATCCCGTATTTGTTCCGGCGTATAGTCTGTGGGCAAAATCATTAGGCCGTTTAGTGTACGGGGCGAGGGGCACGGTGGCTAGGGGGCGGGGGCAAAGCCGCGCGGGGGGAGGCGGCGCCCCCCGCGTCGGTCGTTTGCAGCTTGCGCCGGGCCGGGCCGGGCCGGGCCGGGACTCACTCCCGGCCGCGCGCCCGGAGCACGTCGCGCACGATCTCCTCGGCGGCGTCCAGGGTCTCGGCCCAGCGCCGCCGGTCAATCGGTGGACGAGGCCGGATCCCGCGCGCGACTGCCAACGCCTCCCGGGCCCACGCCGGTACGGCGGCGAGCACGGCGGCCGCCTCCTCGTTGGCTTCGAGATCGACCAGCCCCGCGTCGTCCAGGGCGGCGTCGCGATGCGTCGTCGTCCACGCGTCTAGCGCTTCTGCGTTGGCCTCGTCGCGGCGGCGGCGGCGTCCGACGACGCGCCCGGCGGCGGCGTCTCGGTTGCCCGATATCGCGCCGCCGAATATCGCGCGGCGCGTCGCATCGTCGGGCACCATCGCGCCGCGCGTCGCGGCGTTCGGGAGGCGCAAGAACGCCTCGTGGATTCCGGCGGCGGCGTCGTCCTGGCCCGCGCGGAGCACGGGGGAACGGTCGCGGGAAGTCGCGCCGCGCCTATCGGCGGCACGGGCAATGCCGGTCGCGCGATGCGCGGCGGCAGATGCGGCGGCGTGGGAGTAGTGATCGGTCCACGCGCCGGCGGCGTCGTC